CGGAAACACTATCATTTGCATCACACCACTTCATAAACTTCAATTCATAACTTGAACGGAAAATGATGTTGGTCGGATCCCCAATATACTTATTGGGTTTTTGAATATTGTATCTACCTTTTAGGGAATCTCTTGAATAAACCATATAAATATAAGAAAATAACCAATCTAAGGGATATTTATAAGTGGCAGAAGAACCAAAACCATTAGCCTTTAATGAAAAGGATAACGCGAGAGAGTCATTTCTTGTAAAATATGGACCAGATAGTGGTGGTTTGCTTCGGTATCCGCTTGACTTGGTTGACCAGTCTCCGCATTATATTATCTTTTACCCGCTGGTAAGAGAAGGTTCTCGTCTTGGTGAAATTTTTAAAAACACAGGTGGTCAAGTCTTTGATAAGAGTTCTCAAAATGGTCAACAACCAAAAAATGCGACTGAGCAATCTGCTGCTCTTGGTGCAGGTATTGGCGCTGGTCTTGGTATCGCCGAACAGTTGACCAAGGGTGGAGGCAAAAATGCAGGTGGGGTGAGTCTTCTTAGTAAACTTGGTAGTGTAGTTGCTAAAACCGTTGGGGGAGCAATTGCTGGCGGCGTAATTGGTAAATTATCAGGAAGTCAGGAACTATATACGGGTGCTGGTGGGATTGCTCTGCAGATGCCTGAAAATAAAATGTCTTCTGGGTATAGAGCAACATGGGAAGCACAAGAAATGGGTACGTTACTCGGCGCGATCGGTGCTGGTAATAGATCTTTATTGGGGGCAGCGAATCCATTAAGTCCAGATAATATGAAATTGGCGCTACGTTCTGGCGGCAAACTTTCGAAAGTTTTGAGTGATAATGCTTTGGATGTTAATAAAGTATTAGAATCTAATACTAAAAGTGTGCCAAATCCATATAAAGAACAATTCTTTAAATCAATGTCGAATAGAACATTCATGTTTGAATACAATTTCGCTCCGAGAAGTTTAAAAGAAGCAGAGACAATTTTTACTCGTAGATCTGGTGGGGGTGGAGATAATATGGGAATTATTCAAAAGTTCGCATATCATATGCACCCAGAACTTAGAGACTCTGGGTACTTCTTTAATTATCCTTCAGAATTTTCTATCGTTTATTATCATGCAGGAAAAGAGAATCCGTTTGTTCGTAAAATTTCTACGTGTGTTCTAACTAATATGACAGTAGACTATGGTAGCGACACTGGATTTACAACGTTTCAAGAAGGTATGCCAACACATGCTACTATGCGATTAGAATTCTTAGAACTAGAACTGATGACCGCACAAAGAGTTTATCAAGGATTTTAAAATGTATTTTAGACAATTTCCAGTACTACGAGGAAAGTTCGATGGCAAATATAAGGGTGTCACGGATATTTTCTTGCGTGTCGCACCCCAAACACCTATTAAAAAAATAGAATTTTTAGAAACAACTTATGTCCAAGATGGAGAAACTCCAGAATTACTGGCGTTTAAAATGTATGAACGAGAAGACTATCATTGGATTCTAATATTGATCAATAATATCGTTGATGTTCGTGAAGAATGGCCGAGAAAAGAAAGAGATCTTTATTCTTATTGCTTAGAAAAGTATGGTGAGAATAATATCTATCAGGCAGTGCATCATTACAGAACAACAGATATGCTAGAATCACAAGGTGTTCCGAAAGGAATTATCGTTGATTACGATGGAGCAAAGATTTCATCTGGTGAACATGAACCTGTTTCAAACTGGGATTATGAATTTGAATTGAACGAAGACAAACGAGAAATTAAGTATATCCCTAAGAATTTAGTTGGCAAATTTGTTTCGGAATTTCAAAGAATAATTAGAGCATAATATGGCGGATAATTCAAAATCATTATCAAATCCTGGTGACGTAACATTTAAGACTGTTGAGATTCAAAGTGTCAACGGTGACGTTCTTGACATCAAAAATTTTGTTGTCGAACTAAACATCTATGAGGATATATTCTCAAACGCACTACAGGGTGTTTTGATGATTGTAGATTCGAAAGAACTTATATCTGGTCTACCTCTTGTGGGCGACGAACTTTTAAATCTTTGGATACAAACTCCAACCTTTGGCGATGGATACGAAGACAGTATCAAAAAAACTTTCTCAATTTATTCCATTAAGAATAGAATGCTTAATGCCGACCGCGAACAAATGTATTCATTATACTTTTGTTCTATGGAAGCAGTCAGTGATAATGTCACACAAGTCAGTAAAAAGTATGAGGGTACTACCGACGAAATTGCGGACAAACTGTATACGGAGTTTTTAAAACAAAAACGCTGTTTCGGTGGTATCGATAATAAAGACGAAACTCCAATGATTATCGCGGATACTCCACATGAAGGTAAGATTGCTTTCGTGGCAAATATGTGGTCTCCATTTCGCTGTCTTAATTATGTCGCACAAAGATCTATCGGTGCAAAACAAAAAGGACCCAGTTTCTTATTCTATGAAACGAAGATGGGATTTTACTTTACGTCTATTGATAATTTAATCAAAAGTCAGTTAGATCTTAGTTCCATATATGCAGAATATGTGTTTTTACCAAAACCTGTTGATCCTACAATTGAATTGAAAGATGATGAAACATTACATACGGTGAAACCTGGATTGGACAAGGGATTCAGTACTGTATCTGATATTCGTTTTAGTGAACAGATCGATATTTTGAAGTCTCAAGACAATGGAAGATTTGCCAGTACTACTACAGTTTTTGACATTATGATCAAAGAAGCAACTAATAGACCACATGACTATTCATATTCATATCCTGATATTATTCATATGGAAAATTACCGAGTTGAAAATGGCAAAGCAACATTTGATGAAAACGCAAAGGATAATATGACATATCCTGCGAACGTAACTCGTTCTGCATTGTCTAAGCGGTTCTTTCGTCCCGTACACAGAAAAGTTCTCACTACAAGTGACGATGAGATGCTAGATTATGCGCCAGATAAATGGTTGGGCATGCGTCAAAGCGTTCTTGAAGATATCTCTGGATTGCGTATGCATATCACGGTTCCTGGAAGAACGGATGCTGAAGTTGGGAAGATTATCAATTTCAAATATCCTAAAGTTGGAGATGGTGCAGATAAATCAGATCCGAAAAACCAATGGGATCCTTTCGTTTCTGGTGTTTGGATGATCACTGCTATTCATCATAAGATTTCTCCAGTTGCACACAATATGATTTTGGAAATTGCTAAGGATTCGTTCCACACGTCGTTCCAATCGATCGCTCGTGCACCAAACCCAACTCCTCCTGCTGCGGATGATACCGAGGCACAACAAGAACAAAATGGTACACCACCAGCATCTCCTGGTCCAGTAAACACAAAGGGATGGACTCACCCGACTGGTAAACAAGGAAAAGTTTCTAGTAAATTTGGACCAAGGAAGCAACCGAGTGCAAAGGGTTCATCTGAGCACAAAGGTATTGATCTTGCAGTGACAACAGGAAGTGTAATTTATGCAGCTAAGGATGGTAAAGTTACAAGATCATACGTTAGTTCCTCTTACGGTGAGGCAATTTATATTGATCATGATGGTGGTTATCAAACAAGATATGCACATGGAGTAAAAGGTTCTAGACTAGTAAAAGAGGGGCAAACAGTTAAAGCAGGTACAGCAATCATGAAAGTCAATAGCACCCCTGGACCAAAAGTCGTTACAGGTCCGCACTTACACTTTGAGGTTCTTTTGAATGGAACACATGTTGACCCTGCTCCCTATATTTCGTGAGATAAAAAATGACAGATAATTTCTTTTCAAATAATGATTCAAACTTTTATTGGTTCTTCGGATGTGTCGAAGATCGTGACGATCCAATGCGCATTGGTCGAGTAAAACTGCGAATTCTTGGTTATCATACTGATGATAAAGAGCAGTTACCAACTGCCGATCTCCCATGGGCAATGCCAATTATGCCAGCGAATAGCGCAGGTACTTCTGGTATTGGTTGGTCACCGACTGGTCCAGTAGAAGGTACTTGGGCATGGGGATTCTTTATGGACGGAGCAGAAGGACAGCAACCCGCATTCGTTGGAACAATTAACGCTGTTCCCGAGAGTAATGGTAGTGGTGGCGGGGGAGGAGACGGGTCAGGTAACTCACCTACCTCTGGTGGTAGTGATGGTGGTGGTGGTTCTAATAAGGTTGACCCTGCTGCTCTAGAAAAATTGAAGAATTGTAATTGTAGTAGTTTTGCTAAAAATATTATTGCGGCAGGCAATAAAGCAAATATTAATGGAATTATCAAGGCATGTAAAGCAGCAGGATATGGTAACAATGCAATTGCTGCATTTCTGGCAATCGCTGGTGTCGAATCTGCGTTTACTCCTATTGCTGAAGATACAAGATGGTCAGTTGCTACGATGATGAAGAATTTTAAGAAAGTACGCAATAGAGGTGAACCATTTGCTCGTCAATTAAAAGCTGCGGGTCCAATTGCAATGGCAAACTTTATCTACGGCGACACAAGTAAAAAACTTGGTAATGATAATTGTGACACCATTACTACAACTCCATTAGATGGATATAAATTTCGCGGACATTCTTTTGTGCAAATTACTGGTAAAGACGCATTTGCAAAAATTGGGAAAATAATTGGAGAAGATCTAGTATCTAATCCACAAAAAGTAAATTCTAGTGTTGAATTTAGTGCGAAATGTTGTATTGGATTCTATCAGTCTAAAGGTGTTAAAACTTCTTCTCTCACAGGTGATAATGCTATTGAAATTTTGATTACAAAAACTGGTCTTGATATCAATAAGAATCACCAGCACAAGAGAGAATTGTATAAGTGCTTTATGGAAAACTTTACTAAGAATGGGAACTTTATCTAATGTTGGATGTTCTGCTCAAGCAAGATTTATCTAAAATTCTAGATAATACTAAAATAAGCAAGGTTCTCTCCGAGACAGAAGTTAAGCAATTGATGGGATCTATTGCGCACGATGTTGGCGGTGGTTCACACTCTACAATTTCAGATAGTGGTAAACTTGGCGCATACGGGTTCAACCTCGAAGCACTACAAACAGTTGGTGCAGTTGCACCTAATGCTATTGAAAAAACATTAGAGAATATCAAAAAGAATGTTCCCGATATTTCATCCCTAACCAAGAAAACTTGGATTAGAGAACAAGCATCTGATCCTCTCGGTAAGTTTGGTCTCAGTGGATTAGGTGGCAAAAACCTTGGTAAAAACTTTGCACTTGATGCTCTCAATAAATTGGGTGTCTCGATTCCAACGAACATTGGTAGCGTAGGTAATAATCTAAACTTTGCTGCTCTCGCTGATCCAAAAATTTGGACTGCAAAGGCAGGTAGTGCTGCAGAAACTGCAACCAAAGTTGTTAATGAAGCAAATGGTTCTATTACTTCAGCAACTTCTTCTGTTAAAAATACTCTTTCTACGGAAGTGTCTGGAATTACATCAAAAGTTTCGTTGACAACATCGCAAACACAATCCAATGAAATATTAAGCACTACGAATAAAATGGTTTCGACCATGACGAAAACACTTACTAAATCTGCCACACAATCTGCTACTGCATTAATTACTAATTCGGTGAAACTTCCTTCCGCAACCAAAGTTGCATTTGAGGATGTTTCTAAACAAATTACTACAAAAACATCTGTGGTAAATGAAGCAATTGATGTTTCGTTTGATCCATTCAGAACATCACCTTCAATTGAAAATCTAACAGATGCAGTGTCTGCAGTTACTTCATTGGTTGACACACACGAAAAAGAAATCACAGAAATTATCGATGATGCTCACATCGCACAGATTGATAATCTTGGTGGTGGTGGAGGTGGATTCTTAAATGATCCATTAGCACAAAACAACGCAATGGTTTCTTTGCTTGATCGAAATATTAAATCCCTTCTATCTTCCAAAGCGATTTCATTAGACTCTCCCAAAGATGTTATTCTGGGAATGTTGTCAGTTGCTAATGGACAGGGGATCGACACTGCGATTAAGTTTGCCAATGGATTGATCAAAACCAGTTCTAGTGGAAAAACCTCGAACGACTTTTTTGGTATTGGGTTTTCTGCTAACAAATTATTTGACGACCTCTTGGAAATAAAACCAGGATCCCCCACAATTTCGGCACCTAATCCTGCCACACTTACTCCAGCAAAACCAACTGTTGCCAATTTGCCAACAAACGAAGGACTGCGAGATACCAATCCTAAAATTGGATATAAAGATCCAAATAACGTTTATCCTAAGAAAGAATATCTTGAAGCAGGTAATGGGGACGTTAATGCACTTGCTATCGGGAAAAACCCAGGAGAAACTAAGGCACTCCCAGAAGATCAAACGATTCATGGTGAACATGATGCGCAAAGAACTACTTCCAAAACTATTGCTGGTAGAACAGGCGAATCTGTTTCTCAACCGAAATCAACATATAATGCTCAATATCCACATAACCATACCTACCAGAGTGAATCTGGACACACGATGGAATTTGATGATACCCCGAAAGCCGAACGTGTTTCTTTAAACCATAGATCAGGCACATTCCAAGAAATGCGTCCAGACGGTTCACAGGTAAATAAGATTGTTGGTGACGGTTATACAGTTATCGATCGCAATGGTGTTATTACTATAGAAGGTAAGGCAAATGTTCACGTTGGTGGTAGTTGTAATATCTACGTAGCAAATAACTGTAATCTTACTGTTGGTGGTAATACAAACATTGACACTCACGGAAACGTTGATTGGAAAGTCGGCGGTAATATGAACCTTGCTGTTAAAGGAACTTTCGCCACTCGTGTTGATGGTGATTATTCGATGGACGTGAGTGGTGATATTGATTCAGCAACTTCTAAGTCATATAGACTTGGTTCTGCAACAAGCGTTGACATCCTCTCAAATGGTAAAATCAATATCGATGCGTCATCTGATATTAACATCAAGTCTGACGCGAAGACTAACGTTTACGGCACAGAGACAAACATCAAGGCATCTGGTAAAACAAATATCCAAGCAGGTTCTACTATGAACGTTAAGGGTGGTGGCGCTACCAATATTGATGGTGCAGTCATCACAGTCAATCCTGGCAGTGCAGGTTCTGCGGTAACGGCATCGGATGGCACTCCACCTGATATTACTATCGTTGCAGATCCAGTTTCACCAATGACTCCAAGCGAACCAGAATTTGTTGGTGGGAATGGTGGTGTTTCTCCAGAAGAAGCAAAGGGTATGGATTATGATGGCGAAGATGGTATTGCAGATAGAAACGCTGCGGGAATTGAAGACAGCGCGACTCCAGGAGAAGAAGGATCTAGCAGTCCAGAAAGCGGAAAGGTTGCACCTACTGCATGTAATGTTACCAAAACTGGTGTAAAACTTCCAGATATTAATATTTCAAATGGTATTAATTATGGGATGAAAATCTCTGACAAGTTTACTCTGAAAGACGTTATGGTGAAAGGTAAACTTAGAGATTATGGTGGATTTAGTAAGAGAGATATGATCGCAAATATGCGCTGCTTGGCAGTAAACTGTTTGGATCCAATCATAACCAAGTTTCCTGGAATGTACTTTACGTCAGGATTTCGCGATTATATTCCTGCTGGCGGTTCAACAACCTCTCAACATATGCTCGGACAGGCAGTTGACATGAAATTCAACGGCATGAGTAAGGCAAAATATCACGACGAGATTGTGCCGTGGATTGTTAAGAACGTTCCATATGATCAACTTCTTCTAGAGTATCTACCTGGAGGTGGACACTGGATTCATATCTCGTTCAAAGAAAAGGGCAACAGATACCAACACTTTACAATGTATAATCATCATCGTGCTTCACCAAATGGATCGTTTAAAAAATACTAAAAGGCATATAAATAGATATTATGAAGACAGTCAGAATATACAAAGATTTAGATCTATCCTTTACTCCACACCCTGGAACGGGTGACGTGGGGATGAAGTTTGACATCAATTCAGTCAAGCAATCACTTAGAATATTATTGTTGACTGCCAACGGTGAAAGACCATTCAACTATCTTCTTGGTTCTCCGATCTATAAGATGTTGTTTGAACCCATGGATCTTATTGTTGCGAATATGTTAGAATCGCAAATAACACTTTTAATCAAACAGTTTGAACCTAGATGTAATCTTGAAAAGGTTGACGTGTCACCAAATTTTGACCTCAATCAATATGATATAACCATCAGATTCTATGTAGTTGGTACTATTGGTCCAGTTACTTATTCAACATTCTTAAAGAGAGCTCGCTAAATGGCAGAACTTAGAGTAACAGAACTTGATTTTATGGGAATCAAACAAAACCTGAAAGAATATCTTGCTTCTCAGGATCAATTCTCAGATTATAATTTCGAGGGATCTGCTATGTCAGTTCTCCTCGATGTTCTTGCATATAATACACATTATAATGCTACGCTTGCACACCTTCTTGCGAATGAAATGTTCCTTGATAGTGCACTGAAGAGATCTTCTGTTGTGTCGATTGCAAAGTCAATGGGGTATTTACCCAATTCTCAACATTGTGCAAGAGCAGTAGTTGATCTTGAAATAACTGCTGTTGCAAATTATGGTCCAGATTCTCTCACTTTATCTAAAGATACTTCTTTTACTGCGACGGGAATTCCGTCAGAGTTATCTCCATCTGGTATATACTCATTTAGACCAGACGACGATTATACTGTTAGTGTATCAAATGAAATTGGGGCAATTAAAACATTTACATTCAATGATGTCAAACTAATTGAGGGTAACAGAGTTTCAAATCAATTTCTTGTAGATACAACCAATCTCTCTGGTCCATTTACTATTCCAAATAAGAATGTTGATATTACGACGGTCACGGTTTCCGTTCAAAATGATCAAACCACCACCACGTTTAATTATTCAGACACGTACCTTAACATCGAAAACGACAGTAGTGTTTTTTGGATCGAACTAGACTATGATGGTCTATACCAAGTTGTGTTTGGTGACAATATTCTTGGTAAACAATTAGAATACGGTAACATCGTTACTGTAGAATATTTTGTTGGTTCTGCCGATGGTTCAAATAATCTTTCTAATTTTTCAACGAGCACTATTCTTACGGGATCAACGGAAACTAAAACAATAACAACGACTACACGTGCTTCTGGTGGATCACAAGCAGAGAGCATCGATAGTATTAAATTCCATGCTCCCAAATTTAACACAATGAGAGATCGTGCAGTAACTGCTGATGATTATGCAACTCTAATTAAAAGAAGTTTTCCTGGTATCAATTCTATTTCTGTTTGGGGTGGAGAGATAAATGACCCTCCCATTTATGGTAGAGTGTTTATTTGTTTAGATCCAGTTGCAGGAACTGTTATTACAGAATCTGACAAGGACACAATTTCAAGAGATATTCTTGCTCCAAAAAGTGTAGTCTCAATTCAACCGATTTTCGTTGATCCTGAATATACTTTTATCAGTGTTAATTCAACAGTTAAATATGATCAGAAACAATCTTTAGAGACTTCAACCGAACTTGCTGGTCGAATAAGAACAACAATTCAAGACCACTTTGACCTCAATGTAAATAAACTCGGTAAAGATTTCTACTACTCGAAATTGAGCGCAGATATTACAGATACTTCTACTGCGATTATTACGAATAAGATTGATCTAACTTTACATAAACGTTTTACAGGTGTTGTAACAGATCAAATTTCATTCAAGTTAAATCCTAATTTTGGACAATCCTTGCTACCAAATAGTTTACAATCGACATATTTTAATACGTTTTTAAATGGAGCGTACTATGATGCATATATGGTTGATGTTCCTGATCAGTCTCCACCTGATCCAAAAGGAACTGGAACAATTTATCTAAAACAAGTTGGAACTAATGTAGTTTTGTCTTCTAGTTTCGGGACAATAGATTATGGTACTGGCAAAATACTTGTGCCGACATGCTATTTTATCTCTCTATTGGGTGGTGCTACTGAATTTAGAATTTACACTAAACCACAAAATGTTACGGCAGATATTACCACTAAGATTCTAACTAGCACTATGGAAAGTTATACTGGCGCGATTATTCCTACAATTTCCAGAAACTCTCTGCTGAAATTGGATCTAAGTAGTGCGAATGTCATTGCGAATATTACTACAGGTCTCCAAGTAACGGTTACAACATAATGAGTTTAATACCATCATACGAGAAAGTTGTTACTGGGTTTACTATAACCTCGGGTGGGAGCAACTATGCCTCACCAACTATTGATATTGATGGTGGTGGTGGTACTGGTGCAACCGCAGAAGCAACTGTTGTCGGTGGTAAAATTACTGCGATAATTATTACTAATCAAGGGTCTGGTTATTCCACTCCACCCGTAGTTACTGTTGTTGGTGGAGGTGGAACGGGTGCAGATATTAATGCGATTATTGGCGATGTTCCATATAAAAATAAATTAGAATTTCTTATTCAGGAACAACTCCCCGAATTTGTTCAAAATGAATATACAGGGTTCGTAACTTTTCTAGAAGGATATTACCGTTTCCTTGATCAATCTGGGGAAGTAAATAATTTTCTATTAAATGCCAGAGATTATTCTGACATTGACACTACATTAGAAGTATTCATTGATCAGTTTAGAAAACAATATGCAGTAGACATTCCGAAGAATGTCCTCGTCAATCAGCGCAGACTTGTAAAATTAATTAGTGATTTCTATGAATCTAAGGGTGCAGAAAATTCTATCGAACTTCTGTTCAAGATTCTTTATGACGAAACTGTTGAATTCTTTTATCCTTCGACGCACATCTTAAAAGCATCTGATGGTGTTTGGATCGAAGACGTTGTAATTAGAATTCTTGGTGCAGATGGAGTTGATCCATTCACACTTTCTGGTAAGATTTGTAATTTAGTTTATTACGAAAATATTGGTGTTCAGATTTTTCCAAAAACAATCGAAACAACAGTAACGAGCGTAAAGAAACTCGCGTATACTCTGCCAGCAATTTACGAATTAAACGTATCACTACCTAAAAATTCTCCACTTAAAGTTCCAGGTGCTGGTGCAGTTGCCACTCTGAACATAACTGATGGATCGATCACAAGCGTAACTGTTGATTCTGGTGGTTCAGGATATTTTGCAGCACCATCAATTACTCTAGAGAATACAGAAGGACTTGGTGCAGTTCTTCGTGCGAATATTGTTGATGGTTCTGTTGATACAATAACAGTTGTTCAGGGTGGATCTGGTTATGTAGAGAACGAAGAAGATATTCAAGTAGTTTTTTCTACGGATTCCGTTAGAACTAAAATTTTTCTCTCAACAAATTCTACAACAGTCTACGGTTATGTTATCCGTCAATTATCTACAGTAACCGTTGTTTCCTGTGAAGGCGCAGGTGTTGATGGAGACTGTGGTTTTAGAGTCGGACAAATCTATCAGATCGACGAACAAAGTACGGTCGGATCATATGTAATCGATCCACCGATGTCTGCGGTTTCGGGGGGATTGATTAGTGCTATTGCTGCTAATCCTGCCGATTATGGAACATATGATGCTAATATATTTAATGCTGGTATAAATGAACCATTTTTCGATTCAACATATACACTCGTTGGTCGTGATAACAGAGCATCGGTCCGAATTTCTTCGATTGATGAAACTGGATGTGTTACTGCTGTTACCATTTTTAATACTGGTTTCGACTTCGAGCAGGAAGAATTCGAGGCAACTATTACATCTCCGAATGGATGTGAAGCAGTTCTTGCCTTTACCTCTGGTGCTGTTCTTGTAAAGACAGGAAGATTTAAAGATTCTCGTGGTATGTTGTCTAACATCAACAAACTACAAGACAACTATTATTATCAGAACTACTCATATGTAATTAAATCTGGCGTTACCTCGGGTACATGGTTGCCTCTGATCAATAAAACAGTTCACCCTGCTGGTATGGCAGTATTTGGTGAATTGTTGATCACCCAGACAATCGATATGGTTGATTACATTGGTGTTCTCGAAATTCTTGTACTCAATGAATTGTTTATTGATGTCATAGTGCTTAACGATACGACTAGATCTGTTCACTTCTATAAAGTTCTCGTTGATTCTGTCACCAAATCTGATGTTACAACCTCCCACGTATATAAGGTTTTAAGTGATTCTGCAACACTCTTTGATGCAACAGAACTGTTGGTTGGTATTGGAAAAGAAGATATCGCTTCTGCGGTCGATTCTTTCGACCGTGTTGTGCAATATGTCAGAGTGTTTAATGAAGCATTCTACACCTCAGAAACCACAGCGGTTAATTTTGGTAAGGTTCTACAAGAAACAATTTTCCTCCAAGATCCATACGCTGAAGATTTCTTTGATGAAAATTATGTTTCATCAGATACTACTGAATTTGATTTCGCAAAGGTTCTTGCCGACGCTGCAAACACTGCAGACTCGCAAGCGGTTGGTATAGATAAATCTCTGACGGATACAGCAACTAACTCGGATACATTCGCCAGAACCGTAGAGTATTATAGAACGTTCACAGAATCTGTAATATCTAATGAGTATGCCAATGCTGGTATAGAAAAACCTCAAGCAGATGTAGCAACAGTGGCAGAAACTTCGACCAATCATCTATATAAATATTTAAATGATTCTGTAACATCAACTGATCTAGTCGGCGTAATTCCATATCTGGTTAAAACTGACAATGCAGGTGCTACTGAATTATTAATCGTCGCAAATGATGCCGAAACAATAGAATCTATTGCTGCTACTGAACAATCGCTTATAAATATACTCAAAGGACTATTCGAAACAGTAACTGTTACCGAAAGTGGTATTGTAAACATACAAGATTATGTTGAAGGTGCATTCGGTTCGGACTTTGTGGGTCAAGCAACTTATTTTTAACTAAGAAGAAGGTAAATCAAATGAAACTAATCGAAAACGTAAAAGGTACTAAGGGCGAACTACATATTGTTCT